GTGAAAGTCTGAGCGGCCTCCGCATTGGAAACCACCTGTTCCCTCACGCACAGAAAATTTCCCCGATTCAGAAAATTGTTAACCCTCTTTTGTTAACCAAAACCTATGGCATTAACCGACAAAAAGCGCCGCTTCGTCGATGCGCTGCTGTCGGGTCTATCCGGTGCGAAAGCCGCTATCCATGCGGGTTATAGCGAAAACGGGGCGGCCCAATCAGCCGCCCGATTGATGCGTGACAAGCATGTTCTCGCCGCCCTGGGGCGCAATGATGAGGTTAACAAATCAGTTAACAAAAAGCGGGTTAACAAAAAGGCTGAATCAGCGCGTTCGGAGCAGTCGGATTCACCGGTAAGCGGACCCCAAGACGCAGCCCCCAACACTGATCCCATCGGTGGAATTGGTCTGAAAGCTCTTGGGCTTACCTCAGATCCGCGAGCTGTCCTGGTGGCCATAATGAACGACACGAGGGAAGAGCCGAAGCTTCGGCTGGAAGCTGCCAAAGCGCTCATGCCGTTCACGCACGGGAAAGTTGCCGAACAGGGCAAGAAGGGGGCCAAGCAGGAGGCAGCAAATAAGGCTGCTACCGGTGGGCGGTTCGCTCCGCCTCCCCCTCCCACGCATCTGCGCGTTGTCGGGAAGGGGTAAGCCATGTCCTGGACCACGGCATGCCCCGATTGGGCGGAACGCCTGCGGACGCGAAAGTCGATCATTCCGCCGCCGATCTACCCAGACCAGGCCGAATACGCACTGAACATCTTCAAGCAGTTGCGGGTAGTTGACTTGCCGGGCAAGCCCACCTTCGGCGAGTGCAGCGAAGAATGGGTGTTCGATTTTGTGCGCGTAATTTTTGGGGGGTATGAGGCCGCTACGGGAAAACAGTTGATCCGCGAGTACGGGTTGCTGATCAGTAAGAAGAACACGAAGTCCACGATAGCAGCGGGCATCATGCTGACGGCGCTGGTCATGTGCTGGCGCGAGGAAGAGGAACACTTGATCCTGGCGCCAACCAAGGAAGTCGCGGACAACAGCTTTAAGCCCGCAGCGAGCATGATTCGCTCGGACGAAGAGTTGTCGGACATGTTCCACATTCAGGACCACATTCGCACCATCACGCACCGCGTGACGCGCAATAGTCTGAAAGTGGTTGCTGCGGACACGGACACCGTATCGGGCAAAAAGTCCGGCCGCATCCTGGTCGATGAACTATGGCTGTTCGGCAAGCGGGCGAACGCTGCTGCGATGTTCATGGAGGCGCTGGGCGGCCAGGTCTCGCGCGATGAGGGGTGGGTGATCTACCTGACCACGCAGAGCGACGATCCGCCGGCGGGCGTCTTCAAGGAAAAGCTGGATTACTGGCGCGACGTTCGCGACGGCAAGATCGACGACCGCAAGACGTTGGGGATACTTTATGAGTTCCCCGATGAAATGGTCGAGGCGAAAGCCTACTTACTGCCGGAGAACTTTTACATCACCAACCCGAATCTTGGTCGTTCTGTCAGTGCTGAATGGCTGGAGGACGAACTCAAGAAGCACCTGGGCAAGCATGACGGGTCGAGCCAGAAGTTTCTGGCCAAACACCTGAACGTTCAGATCGGCCTCAGCTTGCGATCAAACCGCTGGGCCGGTGCCGACTTCTGGGTGGCGCAAGGCGATCCAGGCCTGGCCGATCTGGATGCCTTCCTTGACCGCTGCGAGGTGGTCGTGGTCGGCATCGACGGGGGCGGTCTGGACGACTTGCTTGGCTTTGCCCTGGTTGGGCGCGAGATCCACACGCGCCGGTGGCTGCATTGGGGGCGTGCGTGGGCGCACAAGATCGTCTTGGAGCGTCGGGCGGAAATTGCACCCGCCTTGCTGGATTTCGATAAGCAGGGCGACCTGAAAATCGTAGACCGGCCTGGCGATGACGTTGCCGAGGTAGCGGACATTGTTTGCCGCGTGCGCGACCGGGGCCTGTTGCCGGAGAAGCTGTGCATCGGCGTTGACGGCTCCGGCATCGGCGACATCGTTGACGAACTCACCAGCCCGGGACGCGACTTCACGCTGGAAGAGATCACCGCCATTTCGCAGGGCTGGCGCCTGAACGGCGCGATCAAAACCACCGAACGCAAGGTCGCTGGGCAGGAAATGCTGCACGGGGGGCGCCCGTTGATGGCTTGGTGTGTCGGCAACGCGAAGACCGTACAGCAGGGCAACGCGCTGGCCATCAATAAGCAGGTGTCCGGCAGCGCAAAAATCGACCCGCTCATGGCGCTCTTTGACGCCGTTTTCCTCCTGTC